GAGGGCCCTGGCATACTGCCAGAGCCCCCGCAGGGGTTCTAGAGCCTTTAGTGGCTCCGGTTGTTACCGGAACTTCAAAGGGTCCTAGGCGTCTCTTTCGGGACGTCTATCTTCCATTAACGTCGGATTCTTCCAATGACCATCACCTCTGGGACTAAGTTCACAACCAACAAGATTCCACAATATAAGTACGCCACACACCAGGCCTTTACAACGGGCGCTGGAGTAAGTGTGGACGAAAGTAGCGTGGTCATGTTGGATGTTGGACAAACTTCCCAAGTGTGGACAAAGGACACCGACTGGAAGATTAAGGTTGCGAAGCAACAGAATGCGGCTAACGCGTATACCCGTTCTAAATGGGTATATGCTATACCGTACTACGTTAGAGCGGCCGGACACGTACAAAGAGTCAGCACGAGGTACAAAACCGGAGCAATCCGGATCTCGTTATCTGGCTACACGTATTTGTCTGGCTCAACTGACTCTGTCCTTGCGGATCAGGCAGTCGCCCGGTACAAGAGGAAGCTTCAAAGCTCTCTTGGTAATGCGCAGGCACTTGTGCCAACTGTTGAGTTGCGGGAATTGAGAAAAACAATCTCAGCTTCCGCGTCTTACAGTTATGATTTTGTTATTGCGCTGTCCAAGATCCGAAAGACAAGAGGACTGAGCTTCGTCCGCTACATGCAAGACAAGTGGTTGACCTACTCCTTCGGCATTGCGCCATTGGTGAGTGATACCTTGAGCCTTCTCAAAGCTGTAAACAGCTATATGGAGAGGCCCCGCGGATTGCATCGGATACGCTCGAGTGCTGTTAAGCGTTGGGTCACTGGTGGGAAATCAGATGCGTCAGTCCCTTACGGGTTTCTGACTCGCATCTCCACACAGGTAGACCATGAGCTGCGGTATACTCTTGACTCCGGTATAGATTTCTCAATCCTTGCCGGAAACAACTACAGTCTGTCGGAGCACCTTGGACTATCGGAGTTCGGAGCAAAATTCCCGGGTTTACTTTGGGAACTAACTCCTTACTCTTGGGTCTTTGACTACTTCACGACTGTTGGCGCTTACTTAGATGACACTTTTGTGATTCCAAAAGGATCAACGAAGTATCTGACGAGAACGCGCAAGTACGTAGCCACTGGCATAGACACGCCGGACGTTGTGCCGGATCCGGTCAACTTTGGTGCGCATGTTTTGCACCAAAAGAATCTGGAACCCGGTTACTTCCAGTTTGTCATTGCTCAACGCGAAGTCCTCACAAGCCTGCCACATGCCGCTCTTCGGTTTCGTACCGTCGACGAATTGGGCAGAAATGGAGTTACTAAACTCCTTAACCTGGTGTCACTCCTTAAATGAATAGGGATGTTGATGCTAACACGGAAAGTTACAAGCATGGACAAAGATGCCGTCGCAATCAATCGGCGCATGCGCCTCCAGATGGAGTTTCTGATTCTTCGTCTGTTCTGCCTTCGACTTAATGTGCTCCCAATCTGGGTGCCCAACTTGTCTCGGGAAGAGTTGCAGACTATCAGTCTCACCGTCTTGGAGGAGTACGTATGCTCCTTGCGAGAAGCGGCTTATTCAGAGTCCTGAAAATACTTGTGACGATCCACTAGGAGCCTTACTATGGCTTTTGCACCCTCTACTCCCCTCACAGGGGCGGCCGTGACTGGTCTTACCAGTCCTACTTACACCCTGACCACTGATGTGGCCCCGAACATTAACGGCAAGCAATACGCCGTGACTGCTCTGGGTGGGACTCAAACGTCTGTCGATACGCATACCGTGAGCAAACCGTTCACGATTTCGTTCTTCAGGCCGCAGGTCCTCAGGACGTTGCCGCAAGCTAACCCCGTTACTGGAGTCATCAAGAACGTGCCGATGAACACCTACAAGTTTCATACTCGTAAGGGTGTTTCTCCGGCATCTGGCCAAAACCCGATCGTGGCGAGAATTACTACCACGATTGAAGTCCCGGCCGGCTCTGACACTTACGAACCGGAAGACCTTCGCGCTATGGTCAGCTCGCACTTCGGTGCGGGTTGGGCCCAAGCGTCTGGTATCGCCGATACGATCGTGTCAGGGATTATCTAGTCATGCCACGGCTTCATGACCTGTACATGGGATGGCTGTTCGGGTTCCTATCCGGAATCCTCGCAGCTTACCTATGGTTGGGCCGGTTGCCGATGGTCACGGAGTAGCACACATGGACTTTCTAATTGAATGGTGGGATGAAATACTCCTACTAATCTTAAGGATCGTTGAGTGGGCTGCTCTTTGACATAGAGCGTCTTGACAACAGTTTATTTCATCGGGAGCTATCCTGTGAGTAAAGAAGGTAGGTTACTAACTTTCTTCGAAACTTTGCAAGCCGACCTTATTAGCTGTCCAACGACGGATGGAGCTAAACGCTTCGCCGTTGAAAGGCAGTCTCAGCGGGCCCGTAAAAGGGCTCGATTGAGCACGTCTGGTCTTCAAGAACAGGCCGTTGCCTCTTTTCTAGAGTGTAACAGGCTTGTAGGTGACCATCAGGTCACTCTTGATCCTCAAGTTGAGGCGGATGCTCGGCATTTTATAACTGTAATGCTTGAGCGTTTCACCTCGTCTCTGAGTGAAGAGTCAGTACAAACGACTCTAGACCTCGGCTTTGTCTTCGATAACTGGAGGTTTGGCCCCGGCGCTAGCAATGGCGTCGAAGGCACCCACACAGCTGAGAAGATAAGTCAGCCGATGACGTGTACTGGTCAGGTTGTCCCTCTTGTTCGTAAACTTCGGAGTATTTCGCCTTACTTCGTCCGGTTCGATTCCGGACATGAGTCGGGTGGGGTCTCCTTAGTCAGAGGGTCAAAGCTTGCGACTGTCCCGAAAAATGAGGACACCATGCGTACCATCGCGATAGAACCCTCCGGGAACATGGCACTGCAGCTTGCTGCAGGCCGTTACCTAGAGGGGACGTTGCGATACATAGGCCTTGACATCCGCACGCAGCAGCCTAAGAATAAAGCTGCAGCATTACGTGGCTCGGTGGACGGGAGTTTAGCGACTCTCGACCTAAAGTCCGCTTCGGATATGATTGGCCTGGATTTGGTGCGCAGGCTTATGCCACGAGAGTGGATCTGGCTACTCGAAACCTTGCGGTCTAGAGAAATCAGGTTACCTTGTGGTGAGTGGGTGACGATGAATATGGTTAGCACCATGGGGAACGGTTTCACATTCCCTTTAATGACGCTGATCATCGTCGCGCTTATATATGGGTACCGTGCTCAGCACGGCGGCCCCAGTCTGTTTCTAGACTGGACCAACACTTGTGTTTTCGGAGACGATATAATCGTCCCGGTTCACGAGTATGAGTCTATATCGGCAGTCCTCGCTCAAGCCGGATTTGTCGTTAATACTGACAAATCTTATGGTGCTGGGCCCTTCCGTGAGTCGTGCGGTGGTGATTACTATGAGGGGGTAGACGTTACTCCTTTCTATGTGAAAACCTTAGACACGCCTTCGGACATCTACGTAGCGATCAATCAGGTTTTGGAATGGTCCGAGAAGACTAATACCTTTCTCGGCCAGACCTTGACCCTTCTCTCTAGCTATTTAGATGGCAAGGCTCTCCTTGTACCTGAGTGGAGTGGTCCCAACAGTGGGATACTGACATCTCAGTGTTCTCGTCGCTATAAGTACCTAATGCCTGTCAAGTCTCGACGTCTGCTTAAATCCGCAGATTTTGAGATGATGCTGGCTGTCGGTGGCTACATTGACGAGTCGGGCTCGCAGAAATTCTTTTCACCGAGGGTTGAAAGACCTAAGATGAAGCTGCGAGATTCCAGGTTGCCGCGAGGCTATCTGGACGGCTGGGACGCTGGTAAGCGTACCCGGCGCTCTTCAGACGCGATTGCAATGATTGTCGCAATCGTATTTGCCGGGCAATGGACTCCCCGGGGATTAAGTTATCCTTGCATCCAGAACGCTGTAGGGGCTGAAACACCCTGAGGGTCATCCAT